GGTAATGGTAGTGCAGGAAACGCACAAACAGGTGTAGGATTTCAACCAGATTGGGTTTGGATTAAAAATAGAGATGTAGCATATTGGCATCAAACATTTGATGCTGTGAGAGGTGCATCAAGTGGCACACTTTATACTAATGAAACTAGTGCAGAAGATTATGGTGGTGGTAATTTGTTAGCTTCTTTTGATAGTGATGGTTTTACTGTAAATTCAAATGATGGTTGTAATGGTAATGGAGAAGATTTAGTAGCTTGGAATTGGTTAGGTGCTAATGGAACTTCAGCTAATACAGATGGTTCTATAAGTTCTACAGTTTCAGCTAATACTACAAGTGGATTTAGTGTTGTGTCTTATACAGGAAATGGAACTTCTGGTGCAACTATTGGACACTCTCTTGCAGTAAAGCCATCAATGATTATAGTTAAATCTAGAGACGCTGCACAACATTGGAGAATTTATCATTCATCATTAGGTGCAACTAAAATGATTAGATTATCTTCTGATACTGGTGAAATTACATCAAGTGGGGAATGGAATAATACTGAGCCTACAAATTCTTTATTTACTGTAGGAAGTGATGGTAGTGTAAATGCTAATACAGAGGGTTTCATAGCCTACTGCTTCGCAGAGAAAAAAGGATTTAGTAAGTTTGGAAGCTACACAGGGAATGGTAATGCTGATGGAACATTTGTTTATACAGGATTTTCTCCCTCATTCGTTATGCTGAAAAGAACTAATACAACAGGCTCTTGGACTATGTATGACAATAAAAGACATACCTATAATCCTAATGGAGAATATTTATTAGCTAATACTAATGGTGCAAGTGTAGATTTTAATAATGTAGATTTTTTATCTAATGGCTTTAAGTTAAGAGATGCTTCATTTAATAATGGAAGTGGAGACACTATAATTTATATGTGTTTTGCAGAAGCACCTTTAGTGGGAGATAACCCTTGTACTGCTAGATAATCATGGCTAAAAAGAATAATCTTAAACAGTTTGCTGACGAAGCAACTGGAGTAAGACTTTCTTCACATGAGAAACTTTGTGCTGAACGAATGAATAACATTTTAAAAAGCATAGATGAAATGAAAAAAGAAATTAAGTCGTTAAGACAAGATGTTTCTATGGGTAAAGGTGGACTTAAAGTTATTCTTGCTATTGGGACATTAATCATAGGAATTATAGGATTTTTTCAGTTTAAATAATGATTGATAGATGGTTATATAATTTTTTTGGTTCAATAGATACGTTCTTTGAATGGTTAGAAAATTTATTTAAAAAAAATGAGAGACACAAAACTATTAGAAAAACACAGTCAAGAAATACAGCAAAATAAAAAAAATAAAGAATTATTTATAAATTTAAAAAAAGAAGTAGAAACAGGTGCTAACGGAAAAATGGTGTAAATGCGGGAAAGAAGGTTAGCAAATGTTTAAAATAGTTGCATTACTTTGTGTGCTAAATGTCAGTGGACAAAATTTATGCATGACAGGTGATTTACCTTTAACTGGTAAATTACAAACAGAAGAAGATTGTAATAATACAATATTAGCAATCGGTCAGGCTGTAAATGAAGAATTTATAAAAAGACAAATTTATATTTCAATGAAATGTGAACAAATAGGAGAAAAGGTATGATGATATTTGGAGACACTCCAAGATACTGGAAAAATAAAGCTAAAATTTATATAATGAATACAGATAAAAGAATGTTAACAGCATTTATTTTATGGTCTGTGTTTTTATGGTGGTTATAACAATATGGCATTTCCAGTTTTAGGAGCATTAAAATTAGCCGCACAAGCAGGCTCACACATTTTTAAAAAACGTCAAGAAACTAAGATGTTGATGGCGGATGCACAAATGATGCATGCAAGAAAGATGGCATCAGGTGAAGCAGAGTATGCGGGTAAATTATTAGAAGCAAGACAATCAGACTGGAAAGACGAATTTGTACTTTTAATTTTGTCGGCTCCAATACTGGTTTTAATTTGGGCTGTTGTATCAGAAGACCCTGAAGCATTAAACAAAGTAAAATTATTTTTTGAATACTTTTCACAACTACCATCATGGTTTACTAATCTTTGGATTTTAGTTGTAGCTAGTATTTATGGTATAAAGGGTACACAGATATTTAGAGGCGGTAAAAAATAATTATGATTAAAAATTTTAAAGACATTGTAGTTTTATTAATCACAACTGGTGTCTTAATACTTTTAGGTGTTATTATTATAGGAGATTATTGGGTAGCACTAGAAGAAAACAGACCAGTAGATGAAAGTGTAATAACCTTAATGAAGATGTCAGTTACAGGATTGATTGGAGTTATTGGTGGTTACATAGGTGGTAGCAAATGAAACGACAACACAACACAGCATTGATTGCTTTACTAGGCACAATCCTTTTAGGGTTATCAACTTATGTGTTAATTACTATTGTTGAATTACAAATTCATATTGGCATGCTATCAGAAGAGATTATGAATGTTGATAAACAAATAGGAAGAATATATAATTTTATTGATAGTATTAGAGATAGATAATGGCAAAAAAATTTAAAGAATTTGAAGTAAGAGAAAAACCTAAGAAGAGAAAAGGAATACATGTCAAACGACCAAACAAAAGAAGCACTTTCAAAAAGTACAACAGACAAGGTAGACCACAATAATTTAGATAATATCATTAAAGAGTTACCTGAATTACTGGTTAAACACGCATATTCAAAATTAAAGTCAGGACAAGAGTTGACTGCTTCAGAAATGAAAGTATGTCTTGAGGTTTGTAAGACTTATAGTACAGATAGTTTACAAAAGAAGCCTGATAACATACTAGACGAAGTACCTTTTGATACAGATGAATAGTAAACTTAAAAATTTTAAAAACTTTTTATATCTTTGTTGGAAGCATTTAAATCTTCCGGAACCAACACCAATACAATATGATATAGCTGACTATCTACAGTCTAAAGAAAAAAGATTAGTTATAGAAGCATTTAGAGGTGTAGGTAAATCTTGGATTACTTCAGCATTTGTATGTCACCAATTATTACTTAATCCACAACGTAATATACTTGTAGTATCTGCATCTAAAAGCAGGGCTGATGATTTCAGTACATTTACACAAAGATTAATAGGTGAAATGCCTATATTACAACATTTACAACCTAGAGACAATCAAAGACACTCTAAGGTTAGTTTTGATGTAGCACCTGCGTTAGCATCTCATGCACCCTCAGTTAAATCTATGGGTATTACAGGACAATTGACAGGTTCACGTGCAGACTTAATCATTGCTGATGACGTAGAGAGTGCTAATAACTCTCAGACACAGTTAATGAGAGACAGATTAGGTGAGACAGTAAAAGAATTTGATGCAATTATCAAACCTGAGGTAGGAAGAATTATATTTCTAGGTACACCACAAACAGAAATGTCATTATACAATGACTTAGAAGAACGTGGTTTTAAAACTAAGATATGGACAGCTTTATATCCTACTAAAGAACAATTAACAGGTTATGGACATAAGATAGCTCCAATGATTGCAGATGTAACAGATAATGAAGGTAAGCCTACAGACCCTAAGAGATTTGATGAAGTAGACTTATTAGAACGTATGTCTTCATACGGACGTTCAGGGTTTAATTTACAATTTATGTTAGACACAACAATGTCTGACGCTAATAGATACCCTTTAAAACTAAACGATTTAATTGTATTATCAGGTTGTTCTAAATGGACAGAAGCTCCGGCTAAATTACAATGGGCATCATCTCCAGAACAGATGAAAGCTATTGACCCTGAGATACCAAATGTAGGTTTAAAAGGTGATTACTATGTGGCACCAATGCATATCAGTCCTGAGTTTACGCCTTTTGAGGGGTCTGTTATGTCAATTGACCCTTCTGGTCGTGGGGAAGACAAAACAGCGTATGCGGTGCTTAAAATGCTTCATGGAGTGCTTTATTTGACCGCCATAGGTTCTTTAGATGGTGGATATAGTGAAGATACTATGGCTAGACTAGCACAAATTGCTAAACAACAAGACGTAAACTATGTAGTTATTGAGAGTAACTTTGGTGATGGTATGGCTACACAGCTATTAAAGCCTGTTATGGCTAGAATACACCCGTGTGAAATAGAGGAAGTAAGACATAATATACAGAAAGAAAAGCGTATTATTGACACTTTAGAGCCTATTATGAATAGTCATAGGCTAGTTGTTGATGATTTAATTATAAAAGAAGACTTTAAACTAGAGCCTGACCATCAGTTATTTAGACAGATGACTAGGATAACTAGAGACAAAGGAGCTCTAAGACATGATGACCAAATTGATGCGCTTGCTATTGCTGCTAATTATTGGGTACAGCGTATGGATAGAGACCAAGTCTTATCGTACAACCAACACAAAGAAGATTTACTTGACCAAGAGCTTGAACGATTTATGGAAACAGCCATTGGTAAAGAACCAGAAGAGGATAGATTTATATAATATGGATAATACTTATAAAGTAGACTGGAAGTTTATATCCGGTTTAGAAGGAAATAATCACCACAAAGGCTATCAGCCTACAAGTAACAGTGGTGTTACAATAGGTATTGGCTTTGATTTAAAAGACAAAACACCAGATAGTCTAAAGGCTATGGGTTTTGATGACCTATTAATACAAAGATTAGAGCCATATTTAGGCTTAACAGGGTCTAAAGCTAAAGGATTAGCTAAGAATTTAATAATGACTGACCAAGAAACAGACACTATTAATAGATTATCTAAAGCTTTTTACACAAGTGATATAGCTAAACAATATAATAGAGCGGCTAATGGTGGTAAATTTACGGATTTAACAGCTGCACAACAGACTGTAATAGCGTCTGTAGGGTTCCAATATGGTTCCCTTAGTAGAACACCTAAATTTCTTTCTGCTGCGGTAGAAGGAAGATGGACAGATGTTGTCAAAGAGTTGAATAACTTTGGAGATGACTTTGGGACTAGAAGAGAAACTGAGGCTCTTTATTTGTCGGACAGAATGTAATACCCGGAATATTTCATAAAAAATTCTGAAGGGGTATATCACTGTAGCGGCACCCGAGTTTCCCCCATACAATCACCAGTTGCGCAGCTGTAAGTGTCCCCTGAGTAAACTTTAAGCACACCT